TCGGACGACTCCAGGGAGTGATGGCACAAAAAGGAACAGAAAGAGTGGGAGTCTCTCCAGAACCTATGTCGCATTCAACGTGGGGATAACTGGTTAAGGAAGCTAAAGAACTAGCATTCAATTGTCTGTCAGTATCAAGGGTAGATTCATATGGGGAGCTAAGTAGGAGAGCTCTACCACACACAACTGGGGAACCAGTGATAACCAACTCTAAATTGAAGGTCGCTCTATAGAATCCAAAAGCTGCTATCTTTGCTGCAACATTGGGTTTTGAAAAGATATTGTCAATTGAAACTGATCCTAGAAATGTCGAGATTGTGGTGATGGACGTATCAAGCAAAAGATAAGGACGAGCTAAAATACGATCAATAGTGTGAATATGAGATTCGGTTGAAAAAGGGGGCAGTGAAGAAATAGCACCATGGAGAGCGTCTTTGGAGTAAGACGCAGCACCATCAGCAAACTTCACAGTCTCATGTATATCTAAAGATCGAGAAGAGTAGGTCGAAGATGAATTGCTGACCGTGGGGGATGACTCAGAGGGGGCTGAGTTTGCGGAAGAAACAGAAAGGGATGTTTGTGTAGCAGACTGTTGTGATTCACTTTAATAGGAAGTCTTTGCCTATCAAAGCTAAGATCCATCTCTAAAACTTTTATTTTTCGTGGCGTGCTTAGAGAAATAACTTTCGTTCCACGGGATCTAGATGATTGAGAACTGAGCTTCTGTACTGGAACTAACGGAAGCCTCCAGTCATCTAGATGAGGAAATTTACATCGTCCTCACGATGGCACTTGTTTAACGTCTCGTGCGGAGACGGGCGAAAAGGAGCCACCTTGGAAGCCTATAAAAAGGCCTCCTTTTCGAAAGAAAGGACGCCGCCTTCGCTATTCCAACCGCGAACGGTTGTAAAGCTACGATGCCAAGAAGAACTTGGAAACGCGGGGCGCGAGGAATATTGGGTGAGATAGGGACGCAGTTTGGCGTAGAAAGAGTCATAAAACTCTTTCCCGTGAAGAGAAGCTTCATACAGGGCTGTCGAGATACGATCTCCCAAGTTCGCAAAGGAATCAATACCGGATGTCTGATAACAAACCATGTTAAAGATAGCTTTCTGTGATAGAGGGGCAACCACAGAACCTTTGATAAACCTGAAAGATCGCTTCAAGAATTCAACCTCGTTGAGATGATGCCATTCTGCATCCCCGTCTTTCCCAAAATCGGTGTATGTCAACCCTAAGGTTAAATATAATTCTTTGACTTTTGAGGGAACAAACAGATGATGCAAGTCAAGATCAACTGTCCAGATGTTATCATCTCCAAAGGCGAGGAAACAACTCTTGGTCGCTATTTGGTCTAAATTTCCAACGATATTTAAATAAACATAATAAAAAGCTATGTTATTATAAATACTGTTGAGTTCAGACGTAAACGGGGAACCAGAGCTATTTCCGTTGGACCACCTATAGATCAGACCATCACAAAAGTGATGAGTGGAAGCGAGGCACGACCACAATCTTCTTCTTATCA